AGATAATCAATCAGGATGCCCATCAATTCTGCCTTGGGAAAACTCACGCAAAGATATCGTGGTATTTGCCGGACTAAAACTACATCCTGTTTTTCGTCTCCACACAACAGGTAACGGATAATTGTTGATTCACTGAGACTTATTCGCCGAAAACATTCCGAAAAGGGCAATAACGATCCAGCTCCCCCCCTGACAAGAAGTGCACTACCACTTTCCAGAGAGAGCTCTTTTCCTTCAAAGAGCACAACAAACGGGGAATGAACAAAAACAACAGAACAGGCTTCATTCATATCAACTTACCTGACATTACTGATTGTAAGATAAGTATATATCGCTTTACAAAAATGCAAGCCGAAAGACCAGTATTTGCAACCACCAGAGCGTTTGATGTTCTGCACCATTTTCCAGGCATAAAAAACCCGCTCGATGGCGGGCTGTAAAGATTCTTCTAACGCCAGGCACAAAACGCCCATCGTTAGGGCGAATTTACCACAGATTCCGGAAAAATCAACCTTGTTATCTGGTTACCTTTTTTAACTGTCGCTCCGCCCATGCCTCTTCAATGTCAAACCGAACCACCAGCGTGTCATAGAATTGCTTAACCGTTTTTTCCCATGACGCGCGTGTTATCTGATTTGTCACCCCACATATGGCATTAAATGCCTCCGTTGACGGTAATCTTTCATAGCCACGACCGCCACAACGCCGGCAGTCCCTGATAACAGGCATACCCCGTTTTTCTGATTCTTCACGATGAATGGCAACACCACGCCCACGGCAATCTTTACAGGCAGTCGAAATCTCCCCCTTCCCTTTACATTCAGGACAGGAAACTTTCACCACCTCCCGGATTTTTTTCCATTCTTCCCAGTAAGACGGATACACGCCTTTTGTACACTTTGCCCATACTGGCGGCTTACCATCCGGATACTGGACCTTGTTTGTAAAAACCTCGCTTTCAATAAATTTTTCCCCTCGGCAACAAGGGCATCGCTTTTTACTCGCTGCGCTGCGGGCATAATCCTCAAAGGCATACGAGGCCATAATGTGCATCACTGCCGGTTTTATTTCTGCCGGAAGCTTTCTTAACGCCGCCACGCGATCGCACTGACTTAATGCATAATCTGCCAGTAATTCTGTTGCCCGCGCCCTGTCATTCATACTAATGCCCATTTTCCCCAGGAACGCAGAAAACCCCATCTCAGCCCGGTTTTGTGTCATACCCTGCGCAGCCATCACATCAGTGATGCTCAGCGCATCTTTTGATGTCGAGGCGGACGCATCGGTCAGGCCAGGCGATTTCGGGGAATAGTATTTCGGTAAATCTTCCAGCTTCATTTTTTGACCTGCCCGTCATGCATTATTTCGTAAATTTTCACGCCCAACCGCCCACCGGGAACGACCTGACCGCGCACAATATTGATTTCATCAAACTGCTCGTCGTCGATAAGCAGTCCCGCATGCGTCAGCGCATCCAGTGGTGCTTTCAGAATATTGTCCAGGTCACGACGGCGCTTATCCGGTGGCTCTGCAATAATCTTTATCGCCAGCCTTCCGGACAGGTTTAATTTCAGTTGCTGCTGGCGAACAATAAGTGCCACATCCCGGCGATAACGCTCACCGGTTTTTGATACAAAATATGTGCTGCCACGACGTCGCCAGTAGGTGTTCACCGTTGGCGGGTAAGGCAAAACAAACTCTATACGCATCAGTAACCTCTTTTACCCGAGCACGCCGGTTGCAAAGGCGTGATCAAGAAAACGAAAAATTAAATCAATCTGGGAACCATGCTTTTCTTCGAACGCCAGCGGATCCGCATGAAGCTCGTTGTGATGCTCCCGACACAACGGTAGCGTGAAAATATCGTGGGATTTTGTTCCCATCCCGCCCTGACCATGACCAATCAGGTGATGGGGATCGTCTGCTGGCTTACCACAACACGCACACGGCTGTGTCTTTACCCAACGCGTGTATTTCTCATTCACCCAACGGCGACGTTTAGGTCGCTTCATGAAAGATTCAGGAGACTCCGGATCAACGGCGATACTGACCACCGTCTTTTCCTGTGGTGGGTTCGGTTGCTGGTGGGCGTGAGGCAACGGCGCAAGATTTTTTGTGCGCTGCTTCAGTATGCTGGTGGCGGTCTGCTCTCCCGGTATGATGTCGCTTTCGCGGTACACCGAGCGAATTTTTTCCGCACGTAACCCCAGAGAACGACGTAATACTACCTCCGGTAGTGCGTCCACCACCTGATTGCAGACAGCCCACCAGGATAATTCAGCCAGCGATAATTCACGCTCCTGCGCACCGCTTATTGCGTGACGGATGACGTCAATCATCCATGCTGTCAGGTTTTGTTGAGCAAGTTGCTCAAGTGATTCTGAGGTCTGGTCACGCAGCTGGTTGTCGCAGTGCCAGCACAACACCATCGCGCCGGTACCGTAACGATGTATGACGGTTTCACTGTGATGGTAGTCACCATGAGACCACTGGCAGGATTTAACATGACGCAGGAGCCAGTCAGACAGTGCACCAGCGCCGCCGGCAGCACGAATCACCCGTTCGTCGCTGAAAAATGGCAGCAATGATTTATCTTCTGCCAGCGGCTGGCGAACGGCAGGAACAACTCCGGACGGCAGACCGCGCATGCTTTTCGGTTCCGGCTCCACCAGCACTCGAGGGTTATGAAATACCTGCATGGATTCACGACCAGGCTTAAAGACCACCAGCCCGAGTTCCGGTACCGGAACAGGTCGAAGCAATACCCGCACGTTACCTCCAGATGCGTTGCTGGAATGTGCGGGACGGACGCGGTGGGCGTTCGGAGTAAGGGAGCCTGACGTAGATTATCCAGTGACGATAATCGAGGCTGAGGGCTTTCCTAAACTCATACCCACGTCTGCGGTAGTTCTGAATCAGCCATTCGGCCTGTTCTTCAGTGCATGGGTCATGCTGGTACCAGTCATATTTGAATGCATGAGAACGCCGCCCGTGCCTGCTGGCAAAGACGGCTGAATTATCAGAATTGTGTAGTCTGGAATTTTGCGCCATCGGTTTTCTCCGGTGGCACAGTGTTACTCAACAGGGGGTTCAGCCCTGCGCTAAATTGTAGTTGAATTCACACATCTTCAAAAGCAGAAAAACCAGCCTTAAGCTCAGCTTCTTTCAGAGACTGCAATGATGTGACAAATTCATTTTCACGCAAAATAAAACCATCCGTCACAAGTCCATCCACAAAGTAAATTAACGCAGCCCCACTCTTCCTTTGTTGAGACTGTAAACATTTAATACGGCAGTGGCTGACAATAGCGCCATTCTCAACGCGCACAGTATAGAGGCCATCTTCACTAAAAATTTCACGCAATTCTTCGATTTTCATCAACAGAATCCTTCCAGATAAATAGCACTCCCCTGTTCGGGGTCCATCCCTCTTCTCCCTGCGCGCTACTTAAGAGCCTCGATTCTAGCCGTGAAGACATACCAATCAACAGCAATAAGCCACCTGAATAACAAAATCAGACAGCCACATCAGTACAACCAGATGCATCAAGCTCACCGAAGATAAACAACAAAAAACCCGCCGAAGCGGGTTTTCATTAGAAGCACCTTTAGTTTTACTGTTCTATTTTAAGCTTGATAGTTTCATACAAAACAATAGTTGCGCCTGTTTTACATAATTCCCGGCTGTCATACGCACGAGACCAATAACACAACCAGTTCTCGAGATCTTCTCGAGTATAGGTTTTGCAGGCCAGTCCCTCTGCCATTTCCACGATTTCATCGCCTGGTGCTGTTAACTCATAGCCATTCAACAACAAGAAGACGTAACCAGCCATCATAGCTGTTCGTTTGTTCGCATTAGCAAACGGATGATTCTGAATCAGACTTTCAATCAATACCGATACCAGTACAAACATGTCATTAGTCTGTTCATACCATCGAACCATGCTGGGACGGGCCTGAGAAGAACTTAAGCTATCTGGACTCAGAACACCAACGGGCTCATCTGGCGTCTGTAATTCAATTAGGGAACGATTGATTTCAACAAGATCATCAACCGTAAGGTAATGCACTCCTTCAACAATCTCAGCCATAGAGCACAATACCCATCATTACACTTTTGAAAGTTCTTCCATTGCCTTCTCGTAACGAGAAAAACCGAAATCGAAAGCATTTTTCACCTGCTCACGATGAGTGCAGTTTTCATCAATCGCCGGGCGAGGGGCTGCCACAACCCGTTTGTCGCGAGGCGGAATATTTAGCCGTGTGTGTTTCTTGAGTGCGTAGCTCATCTTGTCGTTTCCCTTGAAGTTCTTTTGGCAAGGCCAACGCACCAACCTGGCGCGTAATTAATAGTGTAGTACTAAGGTTAGATTAGTCTAATGCGGATAAAAATTTTTAGCTACCAAAACGATCGTTTTGGTAAGCCAAAACAACACTTTTGGTTCCTCCACCCCAATGTTAAAATAAGCCATCCGCCCCGCTCTCTTACTGGCGGATTCGTAAGCTATATAAATCAAAGATCCCGGCTCATGTTTGTGTCGGGATCTTTTTTTACGGTGATTTATCCCCAACGGCAAATCGAATACACCACCAGCGCCACCGCCATCGCAATTCCTACCGTTGTGAATGCTTCAGGCCAGGTCATTAACTCACCTCCTGTGGCGGTTCCGGTAGCGGCATCCAGTGTGACGGTTTCCACGACGCACCAGGAATTATCCACCCATCATTAGCGTCAGGATGCCCCGGGATGTAAGTCGCCCATTTCATTCGCCAGTCACCTTTCCTGTCAAACTCCACGGCAACAAGAACGGCTGTTTTGGTATCCGGCATTCGCTCACTACAGCTTATCCAACCATCCGGAGTTACCGGAGAGTTGCCAGCCTTGCGCATGGCAATTTCCACGATTTCAACCATATCTCCTGGTGGAATTTTACAAAGTTGCCCAATACATTTCTGCTGCCTGGCATATTCGAGAATGTGCTCCAGTTTGGTTCGATTAATCGTGATTTATCTCCCTTAAGCATGGCGGCGCGGCAGGCGTTCCATGAAATTTCCTGAAGGTAACGACGAATCTGTGTGCTGCATATACTCCTCCCTGACTCCTGGCTGTTAAACCATGTTTCAAATTCCGGCACTACTGGTGCTGGTTGGGTGGTGACATTGGCAAAGGCTGCACGCAACCCTGTCTTAATTTCCTCTACCTCATCAGCGCCTGGCGATGAATCTGACAGTGCGCGATGGAATGCGTAAGCCATGTCGTCGTTGATTTCTACAGGCACACTATCAGCCTTGCGGCGCTCCTGTAGCTCGCGCAGAGCCGCTGCAACATAATGACTATTGTGCTGGTCAGCCCACAGAATGAGCCGAATCAACGTTGCATTTGAAACGTATTCGTCTGTTAGTTTGCTATTGGTAAAAGTGGTCATGCTGTAGCCCCTTCTTGATATTTTTCAAACCAGAACACAACCGGGTCAGGTTTCATTTCAACCAATCCCATACGAACCAGCGCTTTGCCTTTCCCGGACGCAAGGAATTCACGACGACCATCACTGATAATTCGCCGATAATCTTCCAGGCTACTGCAATGCTTGTGCAGATTGCATGGGTGGCATGCCGGAACCATGTTGGATATACCGTCACGTTCCTGGTGAAGCATATTTCCATCAAAACGAATGACCGGTTTTACATGGTCTGCATGCCACTTTTCGCCAAGTTCGCAGCCGCAATAAGCACAGCGACCACCGAACTTCATGCGCAGTTCTGCACGTTGCTTTTTCGTCAGTGCCATATCAGCTTTCCTTATACGGGTTAATTTTATTGTGCAGTGTGTTGAACGACGCCCACACCACGTCGTTATACAATTCAATAACTGGCTCAATTATTTTCCCGATTGCCCAGACAAAAATTAGCGGGGATATCGGTATCATCAACACGATAAACAGAATGAGAAACAGAAATTCTGTTGTTCTACTCTTTCGTGGATATTTTTTTCTGAATAATGTGACCATTCATTACCGCCCTTTCGGGCGGCCTCCTGATGTTCTGAGGGTGCAGAAATCCCTCCGGTTAAGGATTAAATTTTATTTACAACACTAAATTTAATTATTCAGGCGCGCGAATCTGTTCCGCACAATGCAACAATGCTTCTGTCACTTCCTTAAGCGTTACGGTATCGGCCTCATCCAGTCCTGCAACTTTTACGTGCCTGACAAACGCCGCGCGAAGTTCGTCAAACGCCACCGCCCGTACATCAGCCAGGAAAGCATCTGTAGCCGGGGTTTGCGGCATACCTCCGTCTGTTGCGCAGATATACGCATCAGATAGTTCATCCTGCTCGCCATCAAACACGTAGCAACTCTGTACGATAAATTTATTCAGCCCCGCATTCTCCGCCGCCAGCGCCATGCGTTCTTTCTCAAGTCGGAAAATTTCAGTCACGTATTTGGCGTTTTCACCACCCTTGATTAACTCGTTAATTCGTTTGCTTTTAATTTCCAGTTCATCCAGCAGTTCCAACACAACCTGAGGTGTGGCTTTCATACGAAATGCCAGCAATTTTTGTGGTGTGGCTGCTATTTTTATTGCTTCTGCCGCCCCACGCAGTGCCTGATAGTCAATCTTGCTCACTGGTTGTCTCCTTATTTCCATGTTTTCAGACTTTCACCACAGAACGGGCAAAATGAGACTCGAATAGGTGATTTAGAAAATTCACCGGAACGCAACATCACCAAATCAGGGGCGCGAGTTAAATTCTCATTCCAGATTTTGTATATCAGCAGACCTTTTCGCATCGTGTATTCAGCATCATGCTCAAGGGCTTTTGCCAGTGCCGCACATAGTTCTAACTGATTGCCATTAACCTGACATTTTGATTCGCTCACAGCATCACCTCCTGAAATTTCCCCTGATAAAACGCCAGCACTCGCTGCATAACCTCACTCTTCCGGCACTCGCGACAGATTATGTTCAGGTGTCTGTCGTAGCGGCGTATTTCTCCGTCTGGTAACTTTCGAATCAGTGTCTGGTCAGTTGTTTTCTCCGGTGTCTTACGCCATTCACGATACGCCTGCTCTGATGCAAAAACACCGTATTCCCCGGACATGTATAAATCACCACAAGCCAGTACATCCACAAGGCAGCGTCGGACCGAATGCCAGCCAGCTCCCGTCGCTCTCTCCAGTTGCGACATCGTCATGCGTCCATTTTTGCGTACCAATCCGATAATTCGTGCCTTCAGCTCTTCCCGCTGTTCGGGTGTAAAAGGTTTCGCCATAAACCCTCCCGGTAAAATTACTTATCAACTCAAACAAAACCTGCCGCTTTCCTGCGTTCATATTCCTGTTTCAGCAACTCAATTGGCGTTGGTCCCGCAGGACGTATGGGTGCTGCCAGTTGCCTACGGACGGGTGGAACACTCAGTCCGTTACCAACATGCTTTGCCCATTTCGTCAGTTGCCGTTCTGCAAGCCGTTTTAATTCCCCTTCGGTCATCTGGCGCTCAATCCCCTTTGAACGCATCTCGAGACAAATGTGATACAGCACAGGCTGAGACCACGGGTATTTATCGCTTCCGTCGTATCGCCAGGACTCGTTGCGCCAGCGTCGGTACTCCTCCATCACGTTATCCACCGTCAGACCAAATGGATTTGCCCCGCTCTCCGAAATCAGCGCCACAAACTCAGCCAGGTCCGGAGGCCATGTTTCACCTGCCCTGCAACGGTCCATGCACTGGCGGCAGACCTGCCGGATTTGCTGCTCAGTCATCGCGCCAATCTGTGCAATCCAGAGCTTCGAAGGTGCGGCCCCGTTCTTCTGAGTCCAGCGGTTCGAATAAACCTCCCCCATGAGTTCCCACAGCTTCCAGGCCGTTTCCGTCGCTGATAAATCCGTTTTCACGTTCCCACTGCTCACGTGCTGCCCGAATTTCCTGAACTGCCCGTGATGCGGTGCCACCTGGTGCTGCTGCATGGTTCACCCCCTTGCTGACTGGTTTAACCTGCGCCCTGACGTGATTTACGTGACGGGCGAATTTCTGCTCCCACTGAATCTGCGTAAATACTTTCCCCTCCGCTGCCCAGTAGTCCCGGAAGGCGGCAAGTTCAGCAGGTGTAAATTCTGTCTCCGGCAAAGCCATCCCCCACAACGCAGCCCGTCGTCGAAAATCCCGTGACGGATACCAGCTATCGGTCATCGGAAATTTTCCGATGGGTTCGCTCAGGCCACCCAGGAATACAGGGGGTGCTGCCTGTAACGACAAAACTTCCTGCTCACTGGTCGGAGCACTCTCGCGTGCGTTATGTGTGGGGGTTAGATCTTTGGGTTCCTTTGGGTTCCGTGATCCGTTTTTGGGTGTCTTTGATGGAAAATTTGGGTGTCTTTGGTTATTTTCCATGCAGCTAAGAGTTCCGTTTTTGGGGCTGTTTTGTGCTGAAACATAACCATTTTCGGTACTGTTTTTATTAACAGCACCAATTTTACCCACCTTTAAAGACTCCCGTTTTTGGGTGTATTCAGGCTCGGCAACACTTTCTTCTACACCGATAAGTCGGTACACCACAATTTGCTTTGTTCTGCCTTTTCTCTCACCGGTATCAACAATTAACCCAATCTCCATCAGGTGTCGTAAGCTGTCCTGCACAGTCTTTTTGTTCAGTTCCGTTACTTCTGCCAGTGCAGATACAGACGGGTATGCACACAAATCGGCACCGCACATATCAGCAAGCCAGGTCAATACTGACTTGCTGGATGAACTGCCGGTTTTCACCTTTTTAGCCCATCGTAGTGCATCGATACTCATACGAACCCCAGACAGATATTTGTTTATCTGCAAAGTAATGTTGGTATTGCTGACGATACGCATGCTTGAAAGCAATAGCTTTTTCTATAAGCTCGTCAGTCTCACGCTCCACAACAGCTGGATCCGCAAAAAGCAGCCCGGACTCCACCACATCGCCATATTCTTTGTTTAACCCGGCGATCATGTACGTAATGCTTTTTCCGTCAGTAATTTCACAATACAACCTGAAATCGCTGATCCGGATAGCCTCCATAATTGCCGGAATCAGCGCCGTGAATTTTTCACGCTTATCCCTGGTGTCGATAGCTTTCCAGCGTTCGAATATCTTCACCCGGTTAACGCCCAGTGCCCGTTGATCAACCGCGCCATCATCAAACGTGACGCGTTGAACATCAATGTTCGGGCGTTCTTTCAGAGCCCAGAATGCTTCCGTGATTAATATCGTCGCCTGCTCCTGTGTCATTCCTGGTCGGCATACCCAGGCATCCAGAGCCTCACAAACCTGTTCAGGGGTGATTTTCATTGTTCAACCGCCCCGCCCGCTTTGCCTTACGATATTCGTCATAAACTTTAGGGTCGTACTGAAGTTCCCCGCCGGATGCCTCTTGCAGGCGCATCGCGCGACCTTCAGGAACCAGTTCCCCCCATGCAGCAATGCTTGCCAGCCTAACTCCTGCGGCATTGGCAAGCTTTGTTTTGCTGCCAAAAAACGCTATAGCATCAATTTTCAACATATCGAACTCCTTAGATTTTCCTAAGGAAACTAGATCGTAGAGAAACCTAAGTCAAGAAAAATTAGAATTCCCTAATATGAAAAACGAAACCTTCGGTGCTCGCCTCTTACATAGGCGTAAAAAATTAAAACTGTCTCAGGCCGCATTAGGTAAGCTGGTCAAAGTGGCTCACGTAACAATTTCTCAATGGGAAAGAGATGAAACACAGCCGGCGGGGAAAAGATTATTCGCACTGAGCCAAGCGCTTCAGTGCTCACCGACTTGGCTTCTTTTTGGGGATGAAGATAAACAACCAGGCGAACCGCTCCCGGATAATCAACCAGCCATTCTGACAGAAGATCAAAAAGAGTTACTTCAACTGTTCGACGCACTGCCTGAGTCAGAGCAAAAGGCCCTGTTGTCAGAGATGCGTGCTCGAGTTGAAAATTTCAACAAACTTTTTGAAGAACTACTCAAAGCTCGCAAAAGAAGCGCAAACAAATAACCCCCTTTTTTCTCCACACCCTGTAATAAAAAGCACAAACTTTCAAACACTTGTGTTTTTTACATCAAAAAAACTTAGGTTTTTCTACACAAAAACCTTGACCATCCACCTTAGGTTATTCTAAATTTTATTCATCAAGACACCGCACGGTGTTCTCAGCAAACAGTTCCGCTACCCCGGCGTTAAGGGGAAATGAGGTCAACATGGATACTATCGATCTTGGCAACAACGAATCTCTGGTGTACGGCGTGTTTCCCAACCAGGACGGCACATTCACCGCGATGACGTATACCAAAAGCAAAACGTTTAAAACCGAAAATGGTGCCCGTCGCTGGCTGGAAAGAAACTCAGGTGAGTGATATGGATTT